CCGTCATCGGACAGCAGCTTGCCGTCGCGCAGCTTGCCGATATGGTGAACATCGGCGCCGCCGCCTGCTATGCGGCACTTTCCCAGATCGCCGCCGTGGTCTATGACGGAACCGGCGCAACTCCGGACACCATGAACCCTCGGATGATGAACCAAGGGGCGTTCAAGTTCGGTGACCAGCAGCAGCGTATCGCCGCATGGCTGATCCATTCGACGCCGCTGCGCGATTTCTACGACAATGCACTCCAGAATACTTCGCAGCTTTTCGTCTACGGGACGGTGAACGTCATTCGCGATCCGTTCGGGCGGAAGTTCGTCGTTTCGGATATTCCGGCACTGGTGACGGCCGGGACGCCGAACGTCTATCATACGCTCGGGCTGGTTCCCGGCGCCGTTCAGGTCGATACCAACGGCGATTTCGACGACAACGTCGATACCCGCAATGGCGACGAAAACATCCTTCGGACTTATCAGGCCGAATGGACGTACAATCTCGGCGTCAAGGGCTTCGCGTGGGACAAGACGGCCGGCGGCAAGTCGCCGACCAATGCGGCGCTGGCGACGGCGACGAATTGGGATCGGTACGCGACCGATATCAAGTCCCTGGCGGGCGTCGTCATCGACTCCAATTAACGGCGGCAGGCGCAGTCTTCTAGGCTGCGCCTTCTTCCGTCTTTCTGCCATTTCTGGAGAATAGGACAATGCAGCCGATCCCTTATCCTCGGATCATCTTCTTTATCGCGTCGTCCAATCCGACCGATGAAGAATATTACGAAAGCCTCCAGTACGGTCCCGGCGTTGTCTTCCGTCATGCCGGATATGCTGGTGCGGAACGGCCCGAACTGGCCGATGCTGTGGCGGCTCTGTCGCCCGAACTCATTCCGGACAACTATCGGCAGTATCCGACGCCGGATGACGCGATGCGGAACTATCGTCAGAAGGTGGACGAACTCGGCGAGCGGGTGCGGCGGCGTCGCGATCTGGCGGCGGACGTGACGGCCGAGCCGACCGTTTCGACGGATGACCAGGGCGGCCCGAAACAGGATGTCAGCCCCGGCACGCCCGGCGCCATCGGCCATTCCTGGAATGCGCCCGGCTCGGCATCCCTGGCCCCGCTGAATGAACAGCCGCTCCGCGTCCCGGAACCGCCCCCGGCAGGCCCGGCGGCGCCCGGCATGGTCCCTCCGACCCCGCCGGCTCCGGAAGCCCCCACGGTGCCCCCGGCGCCGCCCGCACCGCCTGCCCCGCCGGCTCCGTCCGAAGACGATCCGGGCGATACCTCCGGCAAGTCCGGCGGGCGCAAAACGAAGTAATCCGACAATCGGATAATCTGACAAAGGGGCCGTACCATGGCACGTCTGACGGATCGCAAGGTGATTTACTTTCTTGCCGGTACGGCCCCGACTGGTCCGGAGTTGACCGCAATCGGGTCAATCGAGGGTCAGATTTACATCCGCAACTCGAAAGAACAGACGACATATAACGGCCGGCTTGAACCATGCGATGCGGTTGCCGGTACGATCCCGACCGCATACAATGGGAAGCCTGTCGCTACGCCGAATGACACCAGTCTTCCGGCAACTTCCGTAGTTGTGGCGAATGGCGGTACTGTGTCCGTCCGCCGGTCAACGGGAGCGGACGGCCATAACGCGACAGCGGTAGTCGCCAATTCGGTGCTTACTGGCGTCAATCTTGCCGCTACAGTAACAATGGTGGATAACGGCGACACTCTTACAGGTGTAGCGCCGACAGGGACATATACCAATACGGTAACATTCACTGTTGCCGCAGGCGTCATTACGGCAATTGCACTATCATGACGCTTATTCCTGAAACCGGCAACGGGACCGATCCGAACGCCAATTCTTACGCTGATCTAAGCTATATAAAGGCGTATTGGACGGCACGTGGGTATTCGCTGCCCAGCGATAGCGCGCTTGAAGCAAACGTTATCGCAGCAATGGACTATATTGAACCGGAATTGCGGGCTAGCACTAACGGCCGTAAGTCGTGGCGTGGCCAGACATTGGAAGACGGGACGACGGCGCCTGTTCAACCTTTGCAATATCCGCGCGAATGCGCGCAAATCGACTGCATTCCTATTGCAAATAACGTCATTCCGAAGGAATTGAAGGATGCGCTTGCGGCTGGCGCCTATGAAGCGTCGAAATTTGATCTTCTACCGACGAATTCCGGGGCGCTTCCGGTTATTCGCGATAAGGTCGGGCCGATCGAAACCGAATACTCCGATGCGATTATCACGGCGACAGGCGGACTAACCGGGCCATCATTTCCAAAGCTGGACGCTTTGCTAGGCGCGCTTATTAACGGCTGCGGCGGTGGGGTCTTCCTTACGGCGGTGCGCGGATGACGTATGAAAGTTCCCGCGCAACGGTTGAACGGCTGATAAACGCCAAAGGCGGCACTATTGGCTGGAGGAAATTTACCACTGTTCCGCCAAATCCAAGTACACCCTGGATACCCGGCGGGCAAGTGCCGACTGATTATGAGCCGAAGGCGGTTCTTCTACCGATGAATTCAACCATGCTGCGGACGACTTTAACCGCACTGGCGACACTTGGATATAATCCGGATGGTCAGACCTTGGCCGGAACCGATCAATTACTTATGTCCGGAGCTATCGAATTTACACCAAGCCCGGATGATGTAATTACAATTAAGGGCAAAACAGTTAAGCCTCTTACGATTGACACCCTCGATCCGGATATGACTACGCCGATCCTCTATCTTATAGGGGTGAAGCTATGAACAATACCGAAGCTAAAGATGCTATGTGCGCTTTGTTTACGGCGGCATGGCTGGCGCAAACTCCGGCCATCGTCGGGACACCCCCAAAGATCGTTTACCCGTGGGATACGGAACGATCGATCACCAATGAGGCGCTTTATTGGGGCCGCATTTCGTTTACGACGGTGCTGGAAAATCAGGCGACATATCGCGGCCCGATGGGAAGCCCGCGTCGCTGGCGTGTTGAGGGGCTGGTTACCGTTCAAATATTCGCCCCGATGTCGGATATCCAGGGTGCGCGAAACCTGGAAAAACTGGCGGATATCGCTAGGTCATCCTTTCGCGGCGCAAAGGCCGGTGATTGTGTCTGGTTTCGCCGTCCGCGCATACAGGAACTAGACCCGGATGGTAAATGGCATCGGGCAAATGCCATTGCTGTCTTTCAATACGACGATATCAGGTAAGGGAGCCTAAATCATGGTATGCGCGATCAAGAAAATCGACAGCAACGATACCGGCTTTTCGCTGGCCGAAGAAGAATGCATCAATGAACTTCGGCAGAGTGGTATCTATACGGATGTCATCTGGCATGGCCAAGATGTCAATTCGTATAATCCGCCTCCCGGCGCTACCTATACACGGGTCGCGCGTCAGCCGATTTCCCGCAAGCATAAGCGGAAGAAAGGCAATATTACGGATCGTGACGCCAATTTCGGCATCAATATCGACCTTACGCCCACAAGTTTTACGTGGGTTTCGCAGGGCGCTTTTTTCGCCAATATCCATGGTCTGGCGACAACTGATCCGCTGAACGCGCCGAATATCGCGATTACCGGCGTGGATGCCGACACGAACACTTTCACGGCGGCTTCCGGACTTGGCGTATTTGCCGCAGGAAATCTGGTCCGATCTTCCGGCTTTACCGTGGCCGGCAACAATGGGCTGTCCGTCGTGGCGTCGTCTACCGCCGGGACCGTTGTCGTCTCCGGGCTGGCCGGTATCACCGATGAACCGTCGCCGCCCGTTGGCGCCGCCCTGGAAGTCGTGGGGCATCGCTTCGGCTCTGGCGGGCTGGTCATGAGTGTGACGGCTGCCGGCTGCGTTCTGACGGCCGGCGCGGCCCTACCGCCGATCGTCGCCTCGCGTCTGCCGGGCGAGTGGATCTTCGTCGGCGGTGACGCGGCGGCAAGTCGGTTCTCGGATGCGTTGGTCGGCTTTGCTCGGATCAAGTCGATTGTCGGACAGGTTATCACCCTGGATAAAACGGATTTCGTCGCTGCGGCGGGTGCCGGAACCGGAAAGACGATCGAACTTTACTTCGGCTGGCATGTTCGGGATGAACCGGACGAAAATAATTTCGTTCGGCGGACATATTCGGGCGAAATGACGCTTGGCAACGATGGTGCTGGCGTTCAATCGCAGTATATCGACGGTGGCGTTATCAACACGGTTGCGGTTAATGCGCCGTTGGCAAATATCGTCACAATCGATCTTGGATTTGTGGCGTGCAACCGGACTACGCGGACGGGAGCGCAGGGCCTTCGCGGCGGCAATCACGTGGATGCGCCTTTCGAAGAATATGCGTACAATACAACGACGGACGAAGTTCGCGTCCAGCTTACTCCGGCCAATGGAATTCTCAATCCCACTAGCGTTATTGGGATCGTGAATAACTTCACGATGACTTTCGGCAACAATATCACGCCGAACAAGGGACAGGGAATTCTCGGGCCGTTCGATATGAACCGGGGCGATTTCCAGGTCGGTATGACGGCAAATACCTACTTTACGAATGTCGCCGCCATGGTGGAAATCCCGAATAATACGACTTTCACCTTCGATAGCATCTTTGCCGCCAACAACACGGCGGTTGCTTTCGATATTCCGGCGCTTACGCTCGGCGGCGGCGACTTGGAAGTCGTCAAAGACCAGTCTGTCATGCTCAATCTGGCCAATGATGGTTTCGAAAGCGAATTCGGAACTACGGCGAGCGTGACTTTCTTCCGATACATCCCGGATATCGGAATGCCCACTCCGGACGTGGAGTAAACGCGGCGTCCGGTAGACTTGGGGAGCGGCAATCCCGTCGCTCCCCATTCTTTTGAAGGAAACAAGAAATGGCGAGCGTTTATGATCTGTTCAAGACTTCGGCCGTGGATGAAAAAGAAGGCCGTTGGCTTTATCACGGAAAAAAGTCCGATGCGGAAACTCCGGCTGTCAAGCTGGCATATCTCGGCGGCGCGAATGAGACCCGGCTTAAAGCCATTCGTGCAGAAGAATTTGCTGGTCTTCCGGACGATGAAGTAGACGATCGTATGCATCCGAAGGCAATTCGGGTTTTCGTCCGCGCCGCTGTTACCGATATTCGGAATATTCCGGATGCAAAGGCGCCTTTTTCTGGTGTGGACGTGGACCAGATTTGCGGCCTTCTGGCCGATCTTCCGCATATGTACCGGGAATGGGTGATTTTCGCCAATACCTGGGAAAACTACAAGGATCGGCCGTCGCCGGCACAGGTTAAGGAAGACGAAAAAAACTAATAACGCGCCTTCTAGCCGAAATATCCTACGGTTCAGCAGAAAACCAGAAGGCGCAGAAGACACTTAAGCGCCGAAAGATGAAAGGAAGCGACGCGGTATCAAGTGTTGAGCGGTTACCGCGTCGCTTGGTCTTTTATCTTGACGCTTGGTTTGACTTAGATACCTGCCGTGAAGTTGGTATGGGTTTAGGTCCGATACCTTGGACGGCGATTATAGACTATGCCAGGGAATATGAATTACAAAAATGGCATAAGGATATATTCGTCTCCCATATAAAAAAGATGGATGCCGCCTATAGAGCAAGAAAGGCAGAAGAAGCGGAGAAGGAAAGACAACGCGCCGAGGCGGCACGGGCTGTTTCGGTTAAGAATAGGAGACGATGATGGCTAGTCTTTCGGAATTTGGTGATTGGATTATTGACTATGCTCACAGTATTCCGGAAGACGCTAATCAGACAAAGAAAGAAGTATCTAAGATAGTTCATAGGGATTTGGTGGAGGTAACACCGGTTGATATCTCCACCGCTCTTTCCAATTGGCAGGTGGGTATTGGAGGTATACCTATCGGCCCAATTACGGCATATGTACCGGGATCATTCGGATCAACGGAAGCCGCTTCAGAGGAAATAGCGATAGAAGTAGGATTGATCTATATTGGCGCCGCCGAGCCGGGAGAAAGTGTTTTCATTGTCAACGAAGTGCCGTATATTATCAACCTGGATGACGGATCATCAGCCCAAGCGCCCGCTCACTTTGTAGATAGAGCGGTATTATTGGGGGAAAGCTTCGTCAGTCGAAATGGTCTGGTAAAGGCGGCTAAGTAATGACTGATAATGCGGTAAGAACGCAGCAAATCAATATCGTCATTACTGACAAAGGCGCTAGTGTTGCCGAAGCTCATATTTTGGGTATTGGGGCGGCGGCGAAATCAGCCGGTCGCGATGTAGACGCTCTAAATAAAATCCTGGGGAAAGGCGCTAATACAAATTCGCTTTCGCAAGCGGCTGCTGCCCACGATAAGGTTACGCTGTCCCTTGAAAAAGAAACGGCAGCGTATCTTAAGCAAGAAAACGCTCTTAACGCCGCTATTGTCCAGGAAGCGCGAGCCGCTAAAGCATCCGCTGATTTGGCTATTGCGAAGAATAAAATAACCATTTCAAATAACGAAGTTCAGATATCTTATTTGAAGGTTGAACAGGCGCTGAATGACGCCGTTCGTTCAGAGACACGGGCCAAAATCGCGTCCGCTGAATTGGCACGTACTGTTGACGATCAAGCCATATCTTACCTTAAGGTCGAAACCGCCCTTAATAATGCCGTTCGCGCCGAGACGCAGGCTGAATTGGCGACAGTTCGTCTTACGGCGGCGAATGACAGGCAGGCAGCCGCAGCCCAGCGCGCGGCCGACGCAGAAGCCCGGAAGGCTGCGGAAGCGGCTGCGTCGGCCGCTGCGGCGGCGCGATCGATCACACAAGGCGGCGGCCTTGGCAGCAGCGGCGCCCGGCGCCCAGGCTTCACGGGCGGTCCTGGCATCGATCCTCGCCCCATTGGGCAAGCGGCGGACAATGTTGACCGGCTCGGGCGAAATACCCGGCTGGCCAATCATGAGATGATTAATCTCGGATATCAGGTTCAGGATATCTTTGTCAGTCTGGCGGGAGGACAAAATCCGTTTCTCGTCCTTTTGCAGCAGGGATCACAGATACAGTCAATTTATGGCGGACGCGGAGAAAGCGTTCTCAACGCATTTAAGGATATCGGGGCGATATTGCTTCGATTTGTCAACCCATTTACTGTCATTACGGCGGCTGTTGTTGGTGCCGGTCTGGCTGCAAAATCGTTCGCATCGGATATGCGCGATGTTGCTGAAACAGCAAAGCGGCTTGGGACCAATACAGATGCCGTTCAGGAACTCGGCCGCGCCCTGACGCAGCTATCCAATGGGCAGCTAGGTTTCGACAACCTCAAGACAGATGTTCGTGATTTCGGTGTAGCGGCGGCGGACGCTGCACGTAATGCCGATAGTCAGTTTGCCCGCCTTTGGAAGTCAAATGGACTTAGTCTTAAGGACCAAAACGGCAAACTTAAGGATATTAACGTCCTTTTGTTGGACGCTTCGCGGCTTATTGCTAATGCCGGTAGTGAATTCGATAAAGTTTCTATCGCGCATATTCTTGGGCTTTCGGACGATTGGATTAAGGTTCTTGAAAAAGGTCCGACTGCGCTTAAGAACGCGGAACAGGCCGCCAAGGATAGTGGTACGACAATTGATAAAGAACTTGTGCAAAGAGCGGCGGATTTTGATAAGGCTTGGGATGAAGGTTGGCAAAAGTTCAGGACCAATGCCGGTAACGTCATAACAGAAGTAAAGGGCGCATTATTTACGCTCTTTAGTGATATTCCGACTATGTCTTCGGAAGATTTCAATAAGGCATTGTTTGGGCAAACAGCGGGTTCAGCGAGTGACCAACAGCTAGCGGCGCTTATGACAGGTCATGCCGGAGCCGCTGGCGGGCGAAGCCTTTTCCAGGTGCTAGCCGATTGGGCAAAAGATAATAATCGTCCAATTGGAACGCTTCCGGCTTCGGCAGATGATCCGATGGCCGATAGACGGCAGACACTAAACGACAATCGGATGATTGCTGCCCAGCGGGCGCTATTTTCTGGAAATAATGGCGGGGGCATCCCCAATCGCCCTGATGCCGGCGCAAACGACAACGCGCCAATTATTCCGACCGGCTCAAGCGCTTATCCCGCTATCCCCGGCATGGATAGATTGCCGGGCGGCGGCGATACTATCGTGCCGACAACGGCAAAACCGAAAGAAGACAAGACGGCAGAAAAGCGGGCCGATGCGCTTGCAAAGGTCAATAGAGAACTTGATGCCCAATTGAAGCTTTTCGGCATGATCGGGCCGGAAAGAGAAAAGCAGCAAAAATACGACGATATTGAAAATAGTCTTCTCCAGAAGAAGATAACTCTTGATGCTACGGAAAAAGAAGGCATCAAGGATAAGATTGCGCTTATAGTTGAACAAAGCCGTATTCAGGAACGGCTTGATGCTATCTATAACGAAACAGCGGGAGCACAGGAAAACTATAATGCTACTTTGGCAGCGGCAAATAAACTTCTGCAAGACGGCGTTATTAATCAGAAACAATGGTCAAAGGCTGTAGGAGAGGCGCGTATCGCCGTCCTAGAGCAATCGGACGATGCTATGGACGGCATCGAACTAGGTTTTCTCCGTATTCAGCAGAATACGGGAACGCTGGCTGACGCCGTTGGAAATAGCCTTGTCGGCGCCGTTAATACGGCGGGTGATGCACTTACGGAATTCTTTAGTACGGGTAAGCTGGAAAGTGCTGACTTTACTTCCGCTATTATCGGAGATATAGCACGGCTGGTTATCCAATATAAGATCATCGCGCCGCTGCTACAGTCGCTCGGTATCGGGCCGAGCGGCGGAAGCGGGTTCACCGATCAACTCGGCAATTCGGTTCCTACCAGCTTCTATAACGATCCGGCCAGCGGGTCGAGTGGCGGCGGCGGGATCGGGTCAATCCTTTCTAGCGCCTGGGATTGGCTGTCCAGCGGCCTAGGCTTCGCTGGAGGCGGTAGTTTCATCGTCGGGGGCGGCGGAGGCACTGACAAGACGCCTGTGGCGTTCAGCGCCACCCGTGGGGAGCGCGTGACGGTCGAGACACCCGCACAGCAGATGCGGCAAGCTGCGTCTGCTACCGCCGTCATCAGCGGGCCGCCTGTGTCTATCAATATCGACAACAGCGGGGCCAATGGTGTATCGGTTGAGCCGGGCCAGCAACAGCGGCAACCCGATGGAACATGGGCGATTGACTTGATCGTTAAGCGGACAAAGAACGAATTGGCGAATGATATGGCAAAGGGCGGTACTCCTATTGCTAACGCCACTTCGGGACGATTTGCGATTAACCAAGCGGCGGGTAATAGATCATGACACTTCCATCTTTTCCGCCGCAAATTCATTATGAACCGGAGCAAAATACGCTCGAATTCGACCCAAATACAGGTGTAAGTCGGACTCAGATGGATCAAGGTCCGATTTTATCGCGAAATCGGTTTACTAATATACCGGTTATCCAGACATTTAATTGGTATTTTGTGCCATTGGAGTTTGAACTATTTAAATCCTTCTTTAAGTATACTCTGGAAAACGGGACAAAATGGTTTACGCTAATGGTATGGACAGGAAGTTCATATGCTAGCGCATCTGTTCAGTTCATAGAGGATTATAAGGCATCGGCAACAGGTTCCGAGGATACTCGCGTATCTGCTAAAATTCAGATACGAAACCTACAGACACTTGATCCGGGGGCGGCATGGCTAATCGGCGAATATGGCGCCGATTGGGTTATTTACGTTTCCGACAAGCTACACAAAATCGTAAACGTGGACATGCCGGCAGCTTTTGCCGACTACTGAACAGGGGAAAACTATGGCTTCCGATCCGACCATTTTGCAGGGCAAAGTCGATACCCTCGAACTTGATATGGACGCCTTTAAGGCGTGGCTGACTGACACCGTGGGGATTGATATTGTCGTTCCCGAAGGGCCGACAATTCCCTCCCTTCTCAAGATCATCAATCAAATTCTTGCTGTTGTCCCGGTTAAGGGATATTTGACGCAGGCCGCTCTTTTGGCCGATCTTACGCCAGGGCCGCAGACGGTGGCATTCGCCGCCGATACTCAGAACCAATACGTCAAGTCCGGTGCATCTGGTACTGGATCATGGACAGCGGCCGGAACGTCACAGATTGCCGGAATTCTCGCCCGGCTTACTTCGGCTGAAAACTCGATCACTGCGCTTAATGCGCTTATGGCGACGATTTCGGGTATTCTTAGGCTGCCCACAGGGGCGGATTTCGTCGCTAAGACTGGATATACCAAAGCGCATTCCAACGGTTCCGGCTACGCTGGCAATGTGGTCGAGACCGAAGACGTTAACGGGTTTACGGCGGCGGCCGGTGCTGGTCTAGGAGCGCAGTATCTTACTGGCATTCGGCTTGGCTATGATATGGTGCCGGGTGATGTATTCATTCTTGAAGGGCGTATTACGTCAGGATCACCGGGAAACAATATCGGACCTTTTATCGGGACGGATACGAACACGTCAGGCGATTTCCTAGCCGGAGCGGTTAACGCGACTATCTGGCGTATGGCGGCGGCGGGATCAGGCTTGTGGGGGTCCAACAGCGTCGGCGGCGGCAATGCCACATACGATCCCACTCCGGCATCTACTGGCGGCACAGCGACAATCGCCACTAACGATCTTCTTCGGCTGGAATGCCGCGTTAGGAACGGCCGAAAGCTGAACCTACGCGGATATAAGAACGGCACGAAGCTTTTCGACGTTATGCAGAATACAGCCTTTCCGGCTGGACGGGTTGTTGCCGGTTTCTCCCTTGCGCCGAGCATTACGGTTCGTATCACCAAATTCCAGAAGTCCGGATTTACCGGTGATATTATCTATATCGATGGTACTGTCGCGGCTGATGGTAACGGCAGTGCTTTTGCCCCGTACAAGACATGTGCGGCAGCAGTCGCCGGATGCGCACTTTATGGCTTCAATCGGTTCAAGGGGTTCCTTCTCGGCGATTGCTCGGGTGATGCTTTGGTTCCGGATAGCAGCATTTATCCGGAATGGGAACTTTACAGCCATCCATGGATGAAGCGTATCGATGCGGCGGAAACTAGCCCAACTGATTATTCCGTTGTCGCCGGGACGACGGATGTCTACACTCGCCCGAACAAGAACCTTGCCGGCGCTGCCAATACAGGAAGCGCCGGATATCCATATCTTATCGGTATCCCGAAGAACCCGGTCACCGCAACTTGGTATACACTGCCAAATACCTATTTGCCGTTTACTACGGCCGCGCCGGTCGATATTCAGGCTATCACAACCGGCGCATGGCGCGTGACGGGTGGGCAGCACTATCTGAGGCTTCCGGATAGCCTGCCGAGTAAAAACCCAGCTGTAGCTAATATTAAGGTAAATGTGTCGGAAGCTGCCTTGTATATGAAGGGTAATCCGAAGGTTCGATGCGATAACATCATCTTCGGATATGGCGGCGATCAAGCTGTATATCTCGACAGCGGTACGCTTTACTTGAACAATTGCGGGGTTGAGTTTGCCGGCAGTAATGGTATTCAGACGAAATACGGCAATCTATACATGAAGGGCGGATACGTCAAATACGTTGATAATGACTGTATTAACCGAAGTGTCGATACTACTGGAGTATTGCCGATCGATACGCCGTGGAAAACATTCTGCGAAGACGTTGAGTTGGCATACACGGCGCAAGGTGACGGCCAGTCGGACCACGGCCTTGACGCTTTCGGTACAAGATCCGTAGCATTCTTCGCCCGTTGCCGCATTCATGACTGTAATAAGGACGGTATCGTTCCGGGATCGTGCGATGTTTATATCGACAATTGCGATATCTGGAATTGTGCCAATGCCCAGGTTGAAGTTATCGCCGGTCTTACGGTTGATTTCCCGGCCGGTATGAAAGCCAAGATGGTAGTCAACAATAGTCGTCTTGACCCGCGCGGTAACGGGCTGTATGGCGTCCTTATTAGCGGATACGCTGGCGGTTTGATTGACTTTACATTGGAAGGTGGGAGTTGGATTGGGACGCCGAAGGCTTCTGGTGGCCGCGAAATCATGGTAGCCGTGCCGCTTGCTGTATCTGGCCGTACCCATCTTCAAACCGATTGGAAACTTCGGCTTTATAAAGATTGCGGAACTGAAAGGCCGGCAGGAACACGGCTTATCCAGGATACGGGCAATAACGCCACTATCACCTATGTCGAGTTTAACGGGCTGTAAGGATGTCTTGGGAACCTGCCATCGCAGAAGCTTACGCTTCTGTTCCAAAGCGGGTTGTTATCCTCCCGACACTGGAGTTACGTCATCCGTCGTTTATTGATGAACACGGAAACGTAACTCCGGTTCGGGTTGTTAAGGATAATGGCACTGTTTTGGACGATACGGTTAATCCGCCATTAACGGGATGGATGTTGACGCTTGAGCCAGGCGCCCCCGCTAATGGCGGCGAAATGGTCATGTTCCAGTCATGTAACTTCAATTTTAAGCTTCCGGGTCAGGATCAAAACAGACTTCCTGATTTGGATATTATGATTGATAATGTGTCGCATATTATATCCCAATATACGGATAAAGCTGTTGAGGTTCGGGATAGTGTCGGGGTGACTTATAGAGAATTCCTGTCAACCGATACTTCCCATCCGAGTTGGCTTATGTCCGGATTGACGTTAAATCGCGTCAAATCGACCCTGACCGGCGTCACCGGTACAGCATCGTTTAAAGACCTTATTAATAAATCATTTCCGGCTTATCTGTATAGGCGCTTCGAATTTACTGGTTTGTCCGGATCGGGGTGGGGCTGATGCTATCTAACGATGAAATTGTCGCATTTATGGAGCCGCTATTTACGGCCAAATATCGTATTCCTAAAGCTGGTGAAAGACCTAATATTGAACCTAAAGAATTCGATTGCCAGACTTTTGTAAAATATATTCAAAAGCATTGCTTTGGCCGAGATATATTCACTATTGCTACACCTAGCGATGAAACGTCAATTCTTATCCGATTTATCCGTAACCATCCGGAGCGCGTAAATTGGCCGATAATCGATAAACCGGAGCATGGCGGTATTGTCGAAATGTCCCATGGAAGGTATCCGCATCATGTGGGTATTTGGCTGGACATTGATGGCGGCGGCATTGCACACTGCGATCTTGGGGGCGTCAGCTTCCAGAAGCGTAAGGAACTAGAAGCGGCGGGATGGAGAGGGTTTGTCTACCATGGATGGTCTGAACGTCACGACGGTTGATTACACTCCCGGCCAAACCATTTGGGATGTATTCAACTCGCCTGCCGTCCCGAAGAATTATCCGGTTATTTGCCTTATCGGCGAAGAACCTGTCATGCGGGCCAATTGGGATCAATACGTAGACCCGACAAATCCGCCTGTTTTCCTGACGCTTCCGGCCGGTAACGGCGGCGGCTTCAAGAACATCTTTCGAGTTGTGGCGCTTTTGGCAGTCGCCATTGCTGCGCCGTACATAGCGCCTCTAATCGCCGGCGCCGGGGCGACTGCCGGAACGCTCGCCGCTATTTCAGCCGGTATCACACTTGTCGGCGGGCTGGTCATTAATATGATCCTGCCGCCACAAACGCCCAAAGTTGGGAAGTCGTCAGCCGACAATTCACCGTCTTACTTTACATCTGCACAGGGTACTCGGGCGCGGCTTCTAGAGCCTATTCCATGCCAATATGGCTATATTAAGATGACGCCGGATTGGGCGTCTGATCCTTTCAGCGATTATAACAATAATCAACAGCGGATATATCAACGTCTTTGCTGCGGTGTCGGATCATATGCCCATCATCAAGTGTTTATTGGTGAAACTGAGGTATGGAATGATATTGTTGGATATACAGGTAATCTATCATCTGTCGTAATTAATTGGGTTGAGCCGGGCCAGCCCGGAGTATTGTTCCCTGGAATTGTTAGGACGTCAACCGAAGTTGGCGGACAGGCATTACGTAAAGTTAATATTAACGATATAAATGTTACGTTTTCCGGGACACGTGTAACGGCGCGATCTGGCGGCCCATTCGACGGTGATACATCAAGAGCGTTCAACGATTTTCTTGTGGGTGATATAGTTGTATTTTCGAATGCCGGGGCGAATAACGGTTCCCACACTATTACCGCTCTTGATCCAGGCAGTACAAAGGGATGGGCGGAATTTAATCTGACATGGCCGACACAAGGCGATGTTGACGAAATAACGATGCGAGTTGACGCCGCAGTCGGACCTTATGCCGTTTGCGAACCGGGAGATAAAGTCTATAAGATTTCATTCGATATTGCCGCTCCTCAAGGGCTTGGTGAGGCGAACGACGATGGCGGACTTGATACCAACGCGGTTACATTTACCGTTCGCTATCAGCTAATTGACGATTTCAATAATCCTATTGGCCCATGGATTGAGCATACGGATATTGAAGTAGACGCGGCTACTCCGCAGCCGCAACGCTGGACATATGAATATGACGTGCCGGAAGGGCGGTATTGGGCGGAGGTTGAGAGAACCAGCACCAATCATAATGACACTAAGACGCTAGATGATCTTCAATGGCTCGGACTTCGCGGTTTCATTCCGGATGATAATGTCTACCAGAACGTAACTATCCTGGAAATTATATTCAATGTCGGAGAACAAATAACTTCGGCGACTTCACGGCAAGTATCTGTCGTCCAGACGAGAAAGCTTGTTAGCTATTCAGGCGGTGTTGCCCAGCCGATGGCGCCGACGCGATCTATCGCATGGGCAGTCGCGGATATGGTGCTTAATACGCTTTATGGGGCCGGTCAGCCTATTAACTTCATCGATATTCCGAAGCTTGAAGAATTGCACGCTAAATGGGTAACATCTGGAGATACGTTTGACGGTATATTTGACAGCCCGCAGACATTTTGGGATGCTTTGTCGGCTGTTCTTAAGGTCGGTCGCGCATTCCCGCTTCTTTACGGATCACAGCTGTCATTTGATCGGGATGAACCGAAGTCGCTTATTTCCGGTGTGATAACGCCGCGAACGATGCTCGCCGGTAGCTTTAATATCGAAACTATTATGTGGGATGAAGATAGTCCGGATGATGTTATCATTGAGTTTTTCAATAAGGATACTTGGAAAAACGACGAAATTCAATGCACGTTGCCAGGATCGTTGTCAACAAAGCCCGCTAGATATCAGATGTTTGGTATTGTCGAGCGAAATCAAGCTTGGCGATATGGTATGTACCAGGCGGCATCTAATTTTTACAGACGAACCATTGCCGGATGCGATACCGGGATGGTTGGTCGCCTCTATCTTCGCGGGACATTAGTGCTATTGTCCCATGATCTTCCTAAATGGGGGTACGCTGGCGATATTCTGGAAAATACTGGAGTTCGTCAGCTACAGTTATCCGATCCTGTGGATTGGTCAACACCAGATACTTATTATATGGCCATCCAAAAGCCGACAGGTGAAGGATGGGGGCCGGTAATCGTCACCAAAGGTAGTGATGACGATGTTGTCATTATCGACGCCGATAGTTTGGCGGATGTAACGGCTATTCAAGGACCGATTGATGATTATCTAATTTATTATGATGATGATGAAGGTAGAGAAGCTACCAAATATATTATTGGCGCCGGGTTGCAGACTTATGCAAGAAAAATGCTGGTCTCAACAACGCAGCCGAATGATGAAGACACTGTCTCGGTTCTTCTCCAGAATTATGACGAACGTGTTTATCAAGATTTCGGACCACCTCCGCCTCCGCCGACTGTAACCGGGCCGGGTGTTATTCCGAAAAAGCCGGAAGTTCGGGCGTTCTTTGTATCGCAAGATCCGAATAGCGTTGGTGATGTTGTTACGCTATTTGGATCATGGCAGCCGGCACCGGGCGCAACCTCCTATATTGTTGAAATCAGCTATGACAACCTGAATTGGTCACAAGTATACGCCGGAACGGTTAATTCATGCCAATTTCAAGCTAATTCCGGATTTGTTGCTTCACGCTGCGCCGGCATTGGGCAAATCAGGGGTGATTACGCGACAACTTCGGGAACATACGGACAGCCGACAAGTGTTCCAGGGTCGGTGTCGGCTTTTGACATGACGCTAGCGACAGACAACACTATCACCATGACATGGGGCGTTGCGGCGCGAGCTACGTCATATGTCGGTGAAGTCTGGACGGAGACGGTCTTAGGGTCGGGCATCTTTAACGTCTTGAAACTGACAAAGACAGTAGCGGCGCCGCCGTTGGTATTCGGGCCGTCTGAGGTTGGTGGACAGGGCGGCCCGTGGTCGCGCTTTCAAGGCCGTGTGCGGGGTGTCAACGGAGTGGGTAGCGGCCCCACGGCAATCGACAGTTATATCGCTTCGGGTACGCCTGTGCCGACAATTTCAACGATCGGCCCGCTTTATACAACGGATCATACACCGCTTATAACAGGTACGGCTATTCCATTTGCTTTTGTTCAGGTATACACGGATGGTTTATTTAGGGCGCAAGTCCAAGCTAATCTAGTTGGTGCGTGGAGTTGTTCGGTTCCTTCGATATCGTCAGGAAGTCATGCGGTTACCGCTTCGGCATCAACGCAATCCGGCGGTATGTCTGGACAAACACTACCGTTAACGGTAATTGTTTACGACGATACGGCATATATTGCGGCTTATGTCGCCGCTATGACATCGCAGCCGACAGCAAAGCGGAGATATGAACTTAACAAGCTAATATCTGATCTTTCGTCTATCTGGACAAAATTGGATTATTTAGTAGTTCATGCTGCCCATCATGAACAGGCGGGGCGCATCAATGCTAAAAATCCGTCCCAAGTTCTTACTGCAAACAATTCACCGGTATTTACCATTGATAGAGGCTTCAAAGGAACAGGCAAAGGCGCGACAGTAGGCGGTTATCTAGCGTCTACTTTTGTCCCGTCAACGGCTGGTGGTCAATGGACGCTTAATAGCGCCCATCTATCGGTATACATTCGGACGCCTTCCACTTCAACCGTATCTGTTGAAGCCGGAGATATTGGCAATCTCAATGCCTTTATCTTCTCAAAGCATAACACCGTTAATCAGATAACAACGCGGTTGAATGACGGTACTAATAGCAGCCAAGATGCCGGCGCCCCGACAGGACAAGGGCATTTCGTCATTTCACGCGATGTCTCGACTAGCTATGCTAGGTATCATGACGGCGTTGCTAAGGCGGCTGCGCCGGTAACGTCTACCGCCCTTCCGACAGCAGCGGTCGAGATATTGCGGGTTGCTGGTAGCTATAGCGACGCCGAAGTCCTGGCATCGTCGTGGGGCGCCGCTTTGACGGCGGCCGACGTGACGACACTCCGGACGGCGCTGGAGGCATACAAGACGGCGGTAGGGGCGTAGCGCCCCTACCTCGCTAGGCCAGGGCCAGGACGACCGCGCCGACCATCAATGACCAGCCGCCCACGGCTGCGGCTGCGGCCCGGCCGGAGGGGCCGTAGACGCGCGTATCGGCGCTGGCCGCTAGGCACAGGGCGAAGCCAGCGCCGAAGGCAAGGGCACCTAGGCTAATCATAGCTTGAGACCCCGCTTGAAAGCCTCGATCGCAGCGCGTTCAGCCGCCGGCTCGGTGTAGGGCGGGCACAGCGTCTCGATATATTCCCATTTACCGTCGCTGTCATTCCATCGTTCGGCCTGGATTGCGCCGGACATACGGCGAACGATGCGATGATTTTCTCCGACTATTTCCATAGTTGACGCCATTGTTCTAATCTCCCGGTTCTTTGCCGACTTCCATTGCCACAACGGGATGAATAGCGGCGGATATCCAGAGATAGATTGCGGCGCCTTTGTTCAAGCGCTCTAGTTCTTCCGGAGTCGGCATCCATGCCGATCCGAGAAATTGCGTTCCTTCTATCACGATTGGCAGAACATGTAAAGTTCCGCAGTGTCCTTGTTCTGCCTCGTTCCATCCTTCCGGCGCTTTCATGTGCAGCGTAGCACCGGGAATATGTCCAGGTATCATCACTTTGCCTCATTCCAGTTGTTACCCCATCCGCGCTCATATTTGAGCGGAATTCGGAGTTTAATGCATGTCTCGTTAACATGCTTAATATATCGATAAGCTTCCTCTTGCTGCGGACTAGCGTCTATGCGGCTGTTAAGCCATTCGTCATGAACAGTTAGCATCGGAACGCCAGTAAAATCGTATACACCTTCGTTAAGAAGGCGTTGTGCGGCTTTCTTAATTTGCTCTGCCGCTGATCCTTGCAATACCGAATTGATGGCCGTATGTTCATTCGCCCGATGGATCATTGGCCCCCATTTGGATACTGCCGCCTCGAAAGGTAGCGCAATCCAGTCGCCGTAATCCATCGGCTCCCATAGATCATATCGCCGGCGACGGCCGAGAATTGTCAGTGTATAGCCGTATCGCTGCATAAATGCTGCGGCATCATCCATTGTCGATTTAACATATGGATTAGCATCGTGATATGCTTTAAATAGCCGACGGGCATCTTCTCTAGATAGCTTCAAGTCGCCCGCTAGTTTTGTCTCTCCCATGCCGTATACAAGGCCGAAATTGATGTTCTTAATTGGACGACGTTTGTCCTTCCTAAGTTCAACATCAGCTATATTCCAGCCCATATAAGGACAAATTCTATCATAGGTGCTATCATGATAATCAATGTCAGGGTTTTCATTATATAGGCGCCTAAGTTCGTCTGATCCTGGCCCAACAGCGAATTGAGCCATATATCTATATTCAATCTGTGATTGGTCGCCTTGTTCAACCCTATAATGTCCGTCAAAGAATGTGAAGCATTCACGTACCCATTTACCTTCCTCCGTCCTAACCGGTATATTCTGCAAATTTGGATTATCTGACGACAGCCGTCCGGTTGAAGTGCCACCGCCATCTTTTCTAAGCGGATTAAATGAACAATGGATAACCTTATTTATATGCCGTTCCAGCAAATAAGAGCGAATGAATGTGCTATTGACCTTAGTTAACTTACGAATATCCTTTACCAAATCCACAAGCGGATTTGACTGCTTTTCCATCCATGGCTTGGTTACACTATATTTTTTCTTACCTTTTTCGTTTATCTTAAATGGAACCTCAATACCGGCAGCTTCCAGAGCCGACCCGATATCGTCTGAAGACTCTACACTGACTTTGCGCCCGGCCGCATAATCAAGTTTCGCTTGTAATGTCTTAATAGAATGCCCAATCTTAACATAAGCCTGTTCAGCTTTATTAATGTCAATCGCGGCGCCCTGTATCCGCATCCTAACCCATAGTCGGATTAGATCGCACTCCATGCGGTATACTTCATGGAGATTTTGCGCCGTCAACAACGGCCATTGCTCCGCTAGAACCTGAATGGGCAGCGTCGCGTCCTGTTCACCGTAGGGACCGGCTAATCGGGGAGGCGAGCGGTAAATATCGCCTCTTATTTCTTTCTCTAGTGGCTTATACGCCTTTCTAATCCACTCATATAGATGATTTGTCTCTTTTCCAATCCCACAGTATTTTATCCCTAGATGGTCAAGATTAACCTCGCCGCGTTCTTCTAAAAGCGGTTCGGCCATCTGAACATCGTGTAATTCGCCTGTCGGCCATATGTTATAGTCCGATAATGTTCCAATATCGAATATCAGATTTGCGCCTACTTTCGGGATATTCGGCGTATCTTCTAATGTGTGCTTAAGCCAAGCCAAGCACTGTTTACCGTCAAGATTATATTCCGGCTCAACCTTATGGCCGATTGGGAAATACCATCCTTGTATTTGCCCGTCGTGGGCTTGAGCGCCAACAGAGAAGCCGACAAGCTCCGATGCGCCGCGCGACCATCCGGGGCCGTGCGACCAATCTTTTTCCCATGTCTCGGTATCAAATGAGATAAGTCTAGCGCCGCGTAAGTCAGGAAAATATTGAGGTGGTTTCCAACCTGTATCCATAACTGGCGGCAATTGCGCCAGTTGCGTCCTTTTCTTAAGCGGCCCTAGATCATCGAATAGCATTATTCGTCGCCGCTTTCTTCATCGCCGTAGGTGCCTTCGGCAATATGCCTGTTCTCGGCTGTTCCTATTTCTGCCGCGAATTCTTCCTCCGGCCATTTCATCCCCATAATGATACCACGTACCACAATATTTCCTGATTTGCCATAGAATTTAACACGATCTGTCTGTGTATTGAAATCGAGATGGGTTGCATATGGTTCCATAACACGGAACAACTTGATATCAAATGCTCTTTTCTCAGGAAGCCCGAACGCTGAATAGCTGGCTCCCTCGCCTTTGACTGCGTTTGTCCGGACTTCTCCGCCTTCAAAATAGACCCGTCCGGCGGATAGTTCGGCAATTGCATTTACTGCCGTAAATATGGCAGGACTTGCCGGAAAATACTGTGTGTTAACGTTGATAAGTTCTTCGAAATTGACATAGTTTGCCTGATATAATTGCGTCTTAAACCACAATCCGCCGTCATAGTGCAAAGTAAGCGAAGTTTCGGAATGTCCAAATCCGATAATAGGCTGTTTTATCTTAAGTATGATATCCGCCGATTTCTTCGGTATAAGCAATCCAGGCGGAAACGAGATATTATGCCATGCCTCGATTGCGACCGTCTTATCCGCAGCCTGGAATGCGCCGTTAATCGAGTGGATAGACGCCAAGGCGACTTGCTGGGCACTCTCATTGACGATCGGCGTACAGACGGCCAGCGCCTCTTTCAGCGCGTCCGTGGCGGGCGCTACCATGGGATCGGGCCGGGCGTAAGACAGGCTGCCGAAGGGCACCACAGGGACGACGGAGCGGAACGGCGGGGCCGTCACGACAAGCCGGCCGTCGCCTAGCTGTGTCAATGACATCCCGGTTGTCGGCCGTCCGCGTAGCGACTTAAGAAAGGCGATGGTGTTCGGACAGGCGCTAAAATCTTCATCAATCGGATGGCCGGCGGCGATTACGCCATTAAAGCCGACAACCTCATGTTGCGCCATCGTGCAATGCGTCTGGTTAGGCTCCCCAATGGGAAGTTGCGTGACGCTGATGAACTCAAGCGCGTCCAGAAGCTTAAAGCGGGTTTCCTCGCTTTCGGCTTTCTTGCGCGATCCTCTCGGCCGTCCGACCATTTCAGTTGTCCTCAGTAGGGAATGTCTTTGACATGGTGGAATTGCCAGCATCCATGAACCAATACGTATGTCGGCGGCTTGGCTTTGAATGCTCGGCAGGTGTCAGCTTCGCGATCGAACAGAATGCAATAGTAGCAATTATTTTCTCTGTTACTCTCAACATCCGAGAAAATAGCATTTATAGCTGATGCTACTGCGTCCGTAAGATCGCTTCTGTCTTTATTCCGCTGTCCTTCAAGCCATTTGGCGAAATCGTCTGGCATTTCAGTCATTGGAACAATTCCTGTTCAACGGAGGGGTATTCTTTATTGACGTGAACGACGATTTGCGTAGGTGTCCTAAAGTAGCTTTGATATTGCAAAGCTTCGTCCACAGTCAGCGGACATTCAGAGGCATGTCTTTGCATCCACCATTCTTTCGCTAAATGGCGGACATTGGATTTTTCATGTTCAAACGGAATGTAGCGATGGAATAGCGCCAAGCCGCAGAAGTAACTTACCTTAAGCGACGGTGATTTTCCGTCTGAGCGCGGCTGATGCTTAGAATAGGTGCACCTATCGACGTTATAGTATTCCAATATAGGTGCAGCCACACCTTCCACAACACCGCCGGGTGTTCGGAGAAGTTCCAAGGTCCCGGCTGTCTTGACGATGTTCGGCTTAAATTCGAATTGCGCCCCACAACCTATACAGTACACGGCCCGAGTATGGTTGTATGTCCCGCAATGGTCACAAATCTTGACCGGAGCATCGCCGCCGCCCTTACCCTTTTTCTTCGGTATCTTCGGATCGTTGATTGGTCCGAGATTTGCTGTATTTCTGGCGAAATCTAAGACAAGACAGTCTTTCTTAGTATGCCATGGTCGCATACCTCGTCCGATCATCTGGACATGCAGTGTCGTTGAAAGTGTCGGCCGTAATATGCTGATTAGATCGATTGGCTTATGGTCAAAACCAGTCGTCAAGATATTATTGTTGCTAATTGCCCTAAGTCGTCCGGCCTTGAAATCGGCGATTGTTTGATCGCGAATAGTATCCTTGATACCGTCATGAACAACACCTGTTGGCACGCCGAAGCCGTTTAACATCCTGGCAACGTCTTCTGCATGATCCTTACCGGAGGCGAAAATAATCCAAGATTGCCTGTTAACTCCGTACTCACAGGTTTCTCTTAGAGCGGCAAAAGTTATTTCCGTCTTATTGATCTTCTTCTGTAGTTGGGCAAGATTATAGTCGCCGTTACGCCCGACATCTACATCATGAACGTCTAGCGCAAGTTTCATCTTTTTAGGAACCGGCGGGCAAAGATAACCCTCTCTAATCAGCCTATCGAACGCTTCAATTGTCGTTAAATCATAGCAAATATGACTGAAAAGCCCATCGTCTGTAAGCATCCCCTGGCCCATGCGGTAGGGTGTCGCCGTAAGGCCGATAACGATTAAGTTCGGGTTTACTTTCTTTAATTCCTTAATGAAGACCTGATACATCGCCGCATCTTTAGGCGACAGCAAATGGGCTTCATCAATAACAAGAAAATCCCGCCACCCGAAGGCAGCGGGTTTCTTATACATTGTCTGGATACCGCCGACGATAAGCGCCATTGCCGTATCGTCGCGTTTTAGGCCAGCCGAGCAAATGCCCATCGGTGCGAATTGGTCCAGCATCAGAACAGCATTGCTGTCCTGTTCAACCAATTCTTTAACATGAGTGCAGATTAAGCCGCGCCATCCCCACCATCCCATAAAGGCAAGTGAAATCATCGCGGCGAGTGGACTTTTACCCGTGCCGGTCGGCATAGCCACCAGTGGGCAGCCATTGGGCATGTTTATTATTGATGAAACGACAGCATCAAAAGCTTCTTTTTGATACCATCGCGGAATAAAGCCCATTATTGCGATTTCCCGAGTGGTGACCAGCACGCCCATTGTTGGCCGATTTGCTCGGCAGTCAGTATACAGCCATGCTTATTGCAAAACCACTCCCCATTGTCTGCGGCGGAACAAGATGAACATGAGCGGCAATTCTGCATATAGGCGCCGTCGAAATGGCAGACGTCAGAAGCGCCGCAGTATTTGCAGGCAGAATGCGCAGGGTCTAGCGAAAGTTTCGGCGGCGGTTCTTGTGCATCGACAATTCGCGCCGCTTTCTTTTCCCACTCCAGCCCGAGACGGAAGTCTAGTGGAACAAATTCGATATAGAAGTCGTCGTCGTTTTTGTTCTCACCGATATATAGTGCAAGGGGAATGTTTCGCTTTACGCCATAGGTACACATTTGGGCGTAATGCTTAGGGCGCCACTTTCTTACTCTATTCTTTGTCAGATTGACAAATGGGTTGGTGGCGTAAGTCTTGCATTCGACCAATACATGGGGTGGAAATCCCGGAAAGATAGCCGGGTTAAGCGCAGCTATTCCGTCAAGACTTCCGCCGAAATGGCCGCGATGCCCGGCAACTCTCCATTGGTTGCCGGTTTCCGGATCACGGTCCCAAATATGTATGCCAACGCGGCGAAGCCATGCTATCATCCGATCTTCCTCGCGATGGCCGCGACTGAATAGGCGTAGCATCCGCCCATCAAATTTTTCGGCGGCTATCCAGCGAAAGGCGTACCAAAGTTCCCGCTCACATGGCGTTCCGATGACGGAAGCGCCTAGATGCGCCCGCCAAGCGTCTGTAAGGTCTTCCACCGACGCCGTGTCGATACTTTGCTTGATGAAGGCGGCGGCTGCGTCTAGTGTCGATTGAGGCGGCAGAACGACAGGCGGCGCGCCGGGCGCGGTTGATGGAGGCGGCCCGAGTGTCATGCGCCGGGCGCCCTGGCAACGGGAGCGCCCGGCCGGTCATTGGACCAGCGATCGGGGGCGCCGGAGCAAGCGCCGCAGGGACAGCCGTAATGATGGCGCGGAAAACCTTCCGACCCTACGGGAACGGGGGGAATTGCGGAAGGTTGATTAGGCGGATATTTACATACAGTTGTGCAGGTTTTATCCGTGCAAATATTATCCGCTTTATTGCAAACTGTAAGCCTTGCCCCGCCATTAAACGGCAATTCCGGTTCGTCAACTTCAACCGGAATATTGAACGAGTATTTAAGCTTGCTTCGGATCGTATTCCGCGCATCCGTAATTCGGTTAATAATTCCTTCGGTCATTCCTTCTATATGGCCGATATCATCTCCACTTTCCAAATAAACCTCAAGTTTAATACCCTGTCTGACATTTTCCAGAATTTCCGACAACCGAACGTATTCGCCCATAAGTCCGATTGCCGTCTTGACCGCATCCAGCTTCATTTCATTTCCCCTGAAATAGAAAGACCGGCGGTAGCATCACCTTACCGCCGGCCTGAGTTACCTAACCGGCCCTGTTGATGCGGCTAGGTTCCGGGAGGGGCGAAATTCGGCTGTCCCGGAGGGGCGCCGGGTGTCCAGCCTCCTGCCTGCGTCGGCGCCGCCGGGGCGGCGGGCGTGGTCGGCGCGGCGCCTGGGAAAGCCGGCGCAGCGGCGGCCGGAGCGGGCATGGGCTGCGGCGCCGGGGCGACAGGGGCCGGAGCATAGCCGGGAGGCATGGCGGGCGGCTGCGGGGCGGCCGGGGGAGGCGCAGGCGGGGCGCCGGGCGTGAATGCCCCTGGCTGGGCAGCCATGGGGGCCGGCTGTGCGGTCGGCATCGGCGCAGCGGCGCCCGGCATCCCGGTTGCGGTCGGCGGAGCGGGCGGAAGCGACGGTGCCCCTTGATTAATCGTTGTCCCCTGCGTTCCGACAGGCACCGCAAGTTCCGGCGGCTGCTGTTGCGGGGCGCCGGCCATGATCTGATCGGGTGTTCGTCCGTATTGGTCGCGATATCCCCGGATTTGGTTCTGGAATTGACCGGGGATAATCTGCCTCGTCTGACGATCCTTGCGAGGGTCCACTGTCACCCGGAAATAGAACGGGATATTGTGCAGCGACGGAACGGCCATATCCTTCGCCTGTCCGACCTGGGAAATGATTTCCTGGCCCTTGCCGACAACCCAACAGATTGCCGACAGATCGCGGAAAGCGATTTCGACGGCCTGTTGATTGGGGTTCCAGCAATTGAGGTTGTGGAGGTAGGTTTCGCCTTCCTCCCCGCCGCCCTGCTGAACGAAGATATCCAGCGCCAGCATGCCGCCGGTTCCGGCTTGGTTGCGATTGGCGTTGGACGCTTTGATATATCCGAGATACCACCCTTCCGCGAAAAGTTCGCGGCCTTCGGTGGCCGGCTTGTGCTGTCTCGGATCGAAATTAAAGCCTGTGCTCATTAGGCAAGTACCTTTCCAAAGATTTCAGTTAAGTTCGGAGGTTCCCATTGTTGGAGGATTGCGCTTCTATCCTTTGCTGTATGTTGATTGGTTGCCTTGCACCGAAGCCAGAATTGCGGCTGTCCAGTGTTTGGGTCGGTATGTATTTCCGCCCGGAAGACAAAGTCCGGAATATAGCCGATATCTTTCTGTACGGCTTTGCCAGGGAATGATGGGCCGGCCTTCATAAGCCCATCCTCAACCTGATACACTTCCTCTTGCGCCGTCAGATAGACGTGTTTCGGATAATGGCGGAAAAGCGTAAGAATGACATCCATCATTTCTTGCATTTCGCCATAAGCCTTCATACCATGACTGTTTACTTGTTTTGTCTGGCGGAGGAAGACTTTCGCAAGTTCAGTAATACTGTCGCCGCATACCGTCTGAATAGCGGCGTATTCCGGCTTAAGCAATTCGTCCAGCGCCCATTTCAGCCGGTCGAAACTGTCGATTTGCCAGTATGGAAACCGAACGCCAAGCAACCGCATCATCTTCTTCAACGTAAGCATCCCGCCTTCGGCAGACAGGATAAACGGAGAAGGCGCGGTTGAAATCAGATGGGTTTTACCCGTGCCAGGGGCGCCGTATACCATGACGAAGCATCTAAGGTGTTCAACGGCATCCGTCCATTGAACCGGGATCGGCGGCAACTGTACCGAGGCGGCCGACACAGCGGGCGTCGGGCCGCCCCCTTGGGGAGCGGCGCCGGGCGTGAAGTTGTTCGGGTCAAACCCCGCCATGCCTTAGATCCCGAGCCAAGCCAGAAGCCATCCGGTGCCATATGCAGCGGCAAGGATGACAATAAGGCTGGAAATGACGCAGAGTTGCGCCCCCATCAGCTTGTCGTAAATATCGCCTTCCGGCTCCCGAATATCGTTATCGTCAATCATCTCGACCTTCCAATTTAACTTGTGGCATCCCCGCTTTAATCGTGATAAACGGGGATATGATCTTCTTATGCTCCGGTTTAAGAGCGTTGTAAACAGATTTCTTTATCTCCGGCTTCCATTCGACAAGCGCATCCTGAATATCGGTCGGCAGACGCGCTAAAGCGGCGTCCATGGCGTCCGAATTTTCGATGCTGTAGTTGTCGTTAAGAGTAGCCTTAAGCTTATGGCCGGTCGGAAATTCAAGCGTCTTCGTGCCGGCATTTTGCATATATGCGCCAGCATCCCAATTAATGAACGGATAAGCCAGTCGTACCAGCTTATCCCGAAGTTCCTTTTCCCTGCTTTCCGACTTCATCTGTTGTGCGCGGACAACATACCATTCGTCCATAATTTTCCGAATAGCTTCAAAATCGATGGGTTTTTCTTCCGGCTGTTGTTCGATTTGGCCGGGATACATATTCTGAATGACGTTGTTCCATCCGGCGAGCGTATTAGCCGGAGCCGGCGGAGCGGGGAAAGTCGGCGCCGGTATGCCGACAGTTGTATTTGATGGCGGCTGAAATGGCGGAAAGCTAGGAGCCGGAGCCGGGGGCGCGATTGGAGCCGGAGGTGCCGTTAACGGCGGAGCCGGCATCATGTGCGGGGGCACCATTGGCGGGGGCGCTACCGGCTGCGTCCAGTTGGGCGGGGGCAAAGGCGGTGCACCAAACGGCGGGGGCGGAAGCTTGCTCATGTACGGTGTCCCTCGGGTGTCTGTCTGCTGTACCGTAAGCGCCCCGCCGCGCGGGTGTCAATTGGGAATTTGGGTGTTGCAAACGGAACTTTGCCGCGCGTATGGTGGGTTGACATCATACCTATGGGGCTGCCCATGAACAAGCGGAAGTCGCTGCGGGAACGGACATTCGAACTACTCCGGGAAAGACCGCGCAATATTACTTTACAACAGATTGCCGACGAAAGCGGTATTAGCTTCGGATGGCTTGGTGATTTCTCGGCCGGTCGCGGTAAACATATATCCTGTGACAAGGTGCAGACGCTTTATGAGTACCTTACCGGCGAGTTGCTGGAGTATTAGCCTGAAAGCCGGGGGAAGGCTACAATAAATGAATGCGGAAACGGTAGATACAAATCATAACTTCCAAGTCGCTCTTTGGTGGGCAAAGCTTGGAATACCTGTGTTTCCTGTGGACTCCTATAGTAAAACGCCATTCAAGGACTTCCTGGATTGGGAAGGTCAGGCGACAACAAACGAAAATCAATTACGGTTATGGTGGCTGGATTGGCCTAATGCTGCGCCAGCATTGGCAGTCGGCCGGGTTAATCTTGTCGTATTCGATGCCGACCGAAAACCAGGACGTGGCGACGGCGTTACAGCCTTTCATGCGCTATGTTCGGAATTAGGAATTAATCCGTGGGCGTCACCAGTCGTTAACTCGCCATCATCAGGACAACATATATACTACCGACAAAATGGAGTGAGACTAGGAAACTCCGAAGGTAAGATTAGAGGACAAGAGATTAATGTAAGGGGCCACGGAGGATATGTTCTGGCCCCTTATGCTGTGACGCCATTCGGACAGTATGGATATGTAGAAGGCAGCGCATGGTTCGATGCTATTCCGGAAATTCCGGAAGCATTGTGTGAACTTATTAAGCCATCTGATGCCGAAGCGGCATATCTAAATCGGTCAATCAACATTAACGCGGAGGTAACTAGTCGTGAACAAGCTTGGGCGGCGTCGGCTTTATCGGGGTGGTGCCAAGAACTTTCATCAACGATGGAAGGCGGCCGCAACAACCGGCTTAATGCCGCATCTCACAAAATGGCGCAGATGGTTGCGCGCGGATGGATATCTAGTGATATCGTTTGGACGTATCTCTATGCCGCTGCTACACAGTGCGGATTATCCGACAAAGAGATACGACAAACTTACACGTCGGCATTCAATTCAGGCTTACGAAAACCCCATCCGGACTTGGAAGTCATCCCGGCTGTTCCTGGCTTGCAAAGTCTCCAATTTCCAGGACAGGCGGATGAAGCGGTCACAGAAACAGTTGATCGGGTGGAGCATTCAGAAAGCGCGGGTTTGCCGGAAGGCTATCAACGTCTAGAGACAGGCGAGGCTGTCCCGGCATTCGAGAACCCCGACCCGCTGGCCGACGATGCCGAATATCCGTTCGCGCCCGGCATCATGGGGCGTATCCAGCAATTCCTATACGATCAAGCTACGCCCGCCATGCGGCAATACAGTATAGCGGGCGGATTGCTCGCCGCTGCTGCCATCTGCGGTTCCGCCTGGAATGTGCGCATAGCGTCCCGACCATCCGGCCTTAACCTCTATATTGTCCTTGTCGGTTCATCCGGAACCGGTAAATCATCGCCCCGTGCCGGCATATCGACGCTGATTTCTGCTATCTCTGTCCAGAATAAAAATGTTCAGGCATTCGTCGGGCCGAAGATCGTATCTGCGGCAGGCGCCCGAGACTACTTCACTCAATCGGCGTCTTATTATTCCCAATGGGGCGAATGGCAATCTTTCGTTGACAATATCCATGCTGCCGGCCGGAATACCAATATTGCTGACATTAAGTCATCTGTCCTTGAATGGTACGATCTATCCGGAATGGATGAAGTGTTGCCGATGACCGGTCATAAAGACCCTAAGATGCGGTCTACCCGTGTCGTTGGCCCGGCATTTTCCATCCTTGCCGATACAACCCCAAATGTCCTTTCGTCTTTCTCCGAAGAAAGCATTACGTCCGGCTTTCTCCCCCGTCATACGTTCTTCATCTATGAAGGTCCGGCGGCGGAATTCTCCCTTGGTGGCGCCCGCGTAGAACCACCGGCCGATCTGGTGACCTACCTTGGGCAGCTAGCCCAGCATGCCGCGATCGTACAGGTGGCCCGCAACGGCGAAGACCCGAACCTCAAGGCGCAGTACCCAACGATCATCGCTACGCCTGACACGCCCGCCATGGCCACGCTGGAGGCTTTCCGGCAGTCCATGGCAGCCCTGCAAGCCACGGCCGACGAAAGCCTGCGGCAGGTCTTCAACCGGGCCGTCATCCAAGCCGCCCGCGCGGCTGCGCTGTGTGCTGTGCTGGACGCCCCGTCCGCGCCTGTCATCAACGCTACCCATATGGCTTGGGCGTGCGAAGTCATCCGACGCTGTACGCTTAAGCTTTATAATCGTCTGGCATCCGGACGCTATGGCAAAGGCGATCGTTCTATTCTCACTAAGATGGAAGAAATTATCCGTGATAGGTTTGTTAAGGGTCCGTCTCATTCATACCGATTTGGTCGGGATGATTACGAAAAAGGCCGGATGTCCAAAGCGACTATTTTCATGAGAGCGGCCGGATTAGAACCGTTTAAGTCGTATCCGCGCGGTGCAACGCAAGCTATCAATATGGCGCTTTCAACCCTTGAACAGATGGGCAAGCTTTATGAAGGCAGTGCTTTGGAAGTTGATAGCAATCAATTTCAGAGTGCGCGCCGGGGTTCCCGTGGTGCCGTATATTATCGGATTGTTGATCCTTATTTGCTCGGAAGGTAAGTCCGTCTATAACACAACAGGTTGTTATAGGGTCAATCTATAACGTGAAAGTGGCACTTTTCCTCGGGTTTTTCTCCGGCTTGTTATAGTGTGATAGCTTATAAGACCCCTATCGATCGATTGTGCACAATCTATTCTAATCAAGATGTATCTATAACATATAACAAAACACATTTTTCTCATATAAATCAATAGGTTACATGTTATAGATCATCATATATCATTCTATATCATCTATATCAGCGGATGCCGGGACGATTTAGGCTTGACGGGATAGGCGGATAGCGGTATAAAGGACGTATCAAGTATGGAGGACAAAATGTGCGACTATAATCTTAAAGTTAAGGTATGGTCGCGGAACGATGATATCCGCGTCTATCTGGACGGTAAGTTTGTGGAATATCGCTCTATCTGGTCCCACGCTAACGCTTACTTTTATCGCAAGGATGATGGGTCCATCGGTTGGCGCCATGGTTTTCGTACCGGTCCGGAGACGATGCGTAAGGCGGAAATGTGCGCAATGGCTGTAGAAGCTATAATGGGCTTTATGCGGTGCGACGGTATGACGTTCGAAGAATTGCTAAACCGAATTTCGCAGTGCCAGACGAAAGGCGGTAACTTCTCCGTTCGGCAGTATGAAAAGGCTTACGTTTTGCCGAGTATTAAATCTCGGCAGACGACACAAACCGCCCATTAATGGGCAGCACTGGAGGATCGGGCTATGGCACAGCAGGAATTCCATGTTGGTGGAAACTATGAAAGCATTGTCAGCGGTAATCGCTGGCATTGCGGATTTATTGACGGTGACAAGATTGTGTTTGAATATAAGGATAAATATGGATATTATTGGCCAGCAGTATTTCCACGTATTTATGCGGAAAGAAACTTTATCTATACTAGATATGATGGAAGGGAAAATATTGACAAGTAGGAGACAGCTATGGTTATTCACGGGATAAAGGAACAATCACCGACAAATAAGGATCTAATTACGACATTTTGTGGTAAAATCGGATATTATACCGGCTGGCCGCATGAGTACGATACTGCGCAATGCAATCGGTTTGAGGCGACGGATAACCGGAGTCGAGTCGATTGCAAGAAATGTAGATCAAGTATGCGAAAACAGGATTGACAGGACGGAAAGGACGGCGTATATAAGGAACATCGGATAACGATGGAGATGGAAATGGCTAAGGTTCACTTGCAAGGGAATGCGGGTCTTCGTCGGGAACCGATGGCAATGTGTTCCACCCGCCTGACCGCAAATGGAACGGTAGTCAATAATAACCGTCGCTCCTACGTCGGTATGGGATCCCAGATTATGAAATTGGGCGAATGGAAGAAGATCCCGGAAGAACATCGTTGTGCGCATTGCTGTGACATTTATCTTGAACGTCGGAATATCATTCGTAAAGAAAAGGGACTAGAGCCGGTTAAGGCTTACAACGAAAAATGGGATGAAACGAAATAAGGATGAAAATAAGGGGTTGACAATCCGGTCAATCCCTTCTATATAAGGAACATCAAGACGGAGATAGACAAATGCCTGCCATGGACATTCACCCGTATTATGTGACCAGCGCTTATCGGGTCTACTACTGGACTAATGTCGGTAACGTTCGGGTTATTCGAGGCGATGGTAAGTCAGTTTTCCTGCGCGGTGCGAATGGTCATGCCTTCACAGGGATCATTGATAGCGGCGACGATGTTGCCATTCAGAAGGCGCTTAATCTGTTGAATTACCGCCGTCAGGATACCGGGGCGGGTGTTTTGTTTAACTACCTCTGACACTCAATCTGTGGAGTTAAGGATATGGCCGATATTCCGTCTGAGGAAGATTTTGATGTTGCCATAGGGTGGCTTGACATCAATGAAGGCGAAGACGGCGAAAAAGAAGCGTGTCGCCGAGTTGCGGCTTGGATTAGCGAATACTCGGAAAATAGGCGAATTCGGACTATTGCCAGGGAGAACGGCATACCTGTTGGCGCGCTTAGGCGCAGATTGGCAGGCAGGTAATGGCATCGCCCCGCCTCGCCCGCTGCATGGCCCTGCGTGCCCGCAGCCGTGCCCTGTGGGCCGCCTTGGGCGAAGGGCTTGACATCCCCGATGCCGTCGCCTTGGCGGCCCTGTACGTCCAGCTAGAATTGGCGCGGTACGATATCCTCGCTGAATACCTGCATGAGCGGTATCGACGGACACTTAAAGGCGCAGTAAGCTACTCCCATCATCGCTTTTGAAGGAAAGAAAGGATGGTTTCCAAGGTCAAGCGTAATTACAAGGCTATGTTCTGCCGTAATTGCGGATGTCGTCTGCCGGAAGGTGGCCGGGGCCGACGTAATAGGTTGTATTGCTCGGATGAATGCCGAGATACGATCAATGAGAACGAGACGCGATATCTCGACAATTCGGCATTTGAGGATGACGAAGCGCGAAACTACGTTGCCGGATTGTTTGACTGATGCCGCGCGGACGTATCAAGGTCAATAGTACGCTTCAAGGCTATATTGATCGGCAGAAAGGAAGGTGTTTTTACTGCAATAGGCTATTCACATATAATGGCCATAGTCGCGGCGATACCAATCCGACGCGGGATCACAAGATACCTCGTTCTCGGGGTGGTAGCGAAGTAAGGGATAATATCGTCGCCGCCTGCGAACGGTGTAATAACCGCAAAGCGGACATGACTATTTACGAATTTGTCTGTGGATGGTCGCACACTATTCCCGGACTTAGGGAGCGGTTTAGTATCTTTTGGCAGCCGAACGGGATGGAAGCGGCTGTCATGCTAGGCTATCTCGGGATAAAGGGCGATGGGTACGAAATTATGGATGGAGTGATTTATCCGGCGCTTTAGGGCTTGACGGATGGTCGGATATGGCCTATATAAGAAGTGTCGAAACGATGGAGGCGTAGATGCCCAAGACCGTAGTTTTCACCGATATGACTGAAATGATCGGCCGTACCGTCCGCAACATGATTGTGGAGTATGTCAACGGCGGCGAGTATTATCGGATCTATTTCACCGATGAAACGTCAATCGTCGTTCGCCGGGACAGCCTGTTCAATTCGGAAGGTAACCGGATGGAAGAATATTAAGGTTTGACAAACCGGACAAGGCGGGTTAATATCCGCCTTGTCAGAAATGGAGGTGTATATGTCTATTGAGCCGGAACTGTGGGGCCGTCCTGTTACTTGGTGGGAAATCCGGGAGGATAAGGACGGCCAGAGTTATGTCAGGGAACACAATACGGCATCATTGGCTTCTTCTGCATGGGAATATGCGAAAGGCCGCGTTCAGCGGGGCGCAACGTTTTCTTGTACCTTGTCCTGCTATAACGACGAAGGTGAACAACTTCATTATCGTCACGTTGGCGGCTAGTCTGTTCAACATGCCGGCTATGTCAGAGATAGCCGGCTAATTGACCAGATGGAGGATAGTGATATGTGGAAAATCGACTTCAAATTCCGGGTGGAATATCGGGCAATCAACGCCAGCAATTGGCATAAGCTGTCCGAACATACCCATCGGGACCGTGCCGAGGAACAGGCGGCAAGCGAACAGGCGAAGTTTCGCCATGCCCTGGAAACCCGGCTGGTGGACATTGCCACGGGCCGGGAACTGTGCATCTGGCGCCGGCCGCAGCCGGCGGTTTGGCCCATCATGGGGAGCGTTCTCCATGACTGTTAAGTTGACTAGCCTTGCCAGGACGGCGGAGGAATTCAAAGGCGAGTTGGTGGACTTACTTATCGCCAAATCGATTTCAGCGGACACCTTCGCCCGAATGCAGGTGACGATTAAAGATCGTGTAGCATATCGGTATGAGGCGGAAATTCTCCGTAAGCTGGCCCACGAAATTCAGGCAATTAAGATCATTCCGGAGGGTTGACAGGCGGACAATTAACGCCTATATTAAGGTTATAGACACCTAGCAAGGACACTCGACATGGAAGGCGAAGTGATGATGCCGCAACCGAAGGCGGCTTTTTGGAATAGGTTCCTCTCGGCTATTCTGGAATGTTCAGATTTTCTGGACATTCCGTTCTCGGCACGTCCGACATGGACATACGGAGCCATGATCTTCCACCGCGACACCATGTCGCTCGGCACCATTGCCGGGATGCTGTTCAGCCATCCATGGTGGCGGGAGTTTTATCCCCTACTCTATACGGGAGAATGAGCGTATGAAATCACCGATGGTCAACGATGCCTCTTACATCAAAGAGGACGATAAAGGCCGCTATACCGACTTGATGGTTCTTCGGTCGGCTGCCGGCTGGTACGTCGGGACGCTGTACAATGATCCGGCAGGCTTCCAGGACGCCGGGTCGCGCGACAGTGACTATTTCGCAACCGAAGCGGAAGCGGCGGAATATCTTCGGCAGGTTACCGAGGAAGATGCGCCAACCCGCCTTCATCCGTAGGGGTGTAGACATGAGCGGATACGGCATTTATTGGGTGCATTACAACGGCGCGGCATGGTTCGTTAAGACGGACGAGATGTTCCGGGAACAAGGTGGCCGGGTACAGCCGTGGGGCCATGGCTGGCGGGCGATCACAGCCTTGGGCATCGAACACGCCCGCGTCATGGCGGATGCCCTGTACGGTGGCGCCGAACGTGCCAAGCAGGAGAGGGAAACGCTCAACCGGGCGCTTGGCCGCTAGATATGGGCGGGCGCTGGACGAATGGTGACCATATCCGGTGGCATTTGACCTTCCGGACACCAGCCGGTAATATGGTCGAGCATTATTCCAGGCAGCGGAACCGGCTTGCTGCTGTTTCCGCTGCCAAGCGCGCTTTACGGATATCCGGACAGGCGCCTAGAGGATGTGAACTTGTATCGTGTATCAATGTGGAGGAATACGCGACATGATTGGTGACGCCAATAATCTGTCTATTCCGGAAATTCAGGTTCCGGGTTGTACGCGGGACGGTCATTTTACTGTTCAAAAGAAAGAAGACGGTCTTGACGGCTTCTTTACTCTGATACTGTATGACGGTCTCGAAACGGCCGAAATCAACATCAGCCGGCAGAATGCCGTTGCACTGTGCAATTGGCTGCTGACCAAATGACCGGCCGCGCAAAGTCACCATTCATCGTCAGGGGCCGCCCGAAAGGCCGTGGCTTCTGGTATCTATTCGGCGCTTTTACGGACAAGGCGGACGCAGAAGCGTATAAAGAACGGCTGGAGAAGTTACAGCCGATGCGAGAATTCCGCCTGATTGATGCCAGGAAGGAAAAAGATGGACTCCAATAAGACACCCTTTCATCCGTCGCTTGATCCGGCTAATAAGCGGAAAGAGCGGCCGAAGAAGACACCGCACATTTACACGCCATGGTCGCTTGCGGGGGAAACCGAGCATTCCCACCAAGCGGCCTTTTTCTGTTGGGCGAATTTCGCGGCGAGGTTCGGATATGCCGCCGCTGCCCATGAAGGCAGCTACCGGGCTGTGGCCGACTATATCGCCAAGCACGGCCAGCCGGCGGGATCGCACGGCTTCGGGTTTATCCCGTTCCCGGTGCCTGTCCTGACGCGGCTGCACGCGATCCCCAACGGTGGGCAGCGCGACAAGGTGACAGCCGGCCAGCTTCGGGCGGAAGGCGTTAAGACGGGCGTGCCGGATGTATTCCTTCCTCGCAGAGGGTGGAAAGCAAGTGGTCATATTGCTTATTGCGGTCTGTATCTGGAATTTAAGAAGGAAATGTATCGAACACGAAAGAACGGTGGTCGTTCTGATGAACAAGTCGATTGGGCGGATTATCTGACAAACGCCGGATATTCTGTAAAATTAGTTTATAACTGGATAGAGGCGGCGGACGCTGTTACGTCGTATGTTAATAGTGTCGCGTAAAAACCGATGGCAGAACATTAGACTGCCGACTGATTTCAAACCTCCGAACATGACGAAAGAACGGCTTGATAAGGCCGTTCAATCGGCGCATAATACACCCGGTTTTACGGATTTATCCCATGTAGGAGGCAAAACAATGCAAAAGCCGCATATCGAGGATGTTACCGGCATTTTCGGTGAATTCGTCAACAGCAATCGGCAAGCTGTAATGCAATCGGAAACTATAGACGTGGCTAAGCGTCGATTGGAGGAAAATAAGGCGCGGCTTAAGGAACGTCTTGATGCTATGGGTATCATTCTTGACTATTCGGAAAGGAAACGATAATGAAGATGACGAAACAGGATGAATTGGCGGCTAAGGCGAATGGCATGTACCTTCATGCTAAAGCCGCCTTGGGCGAGTTGGCGGCAGCCTGCAAAGCTGGTGCAGAATATATGGATGATAAGCGTTTCGACGCTATCAGCTATCATTCCGAGAATTTCAGCGAATGTTGGCGTCTTTACAAAGAAGCGGAAGCCGAACGGGAGAGAGGAATACGGCGATGACATCTGTTCTTCAACCGTGGGTAATGGAACTTCCGTTCATGCAGCAATCGGTTCTGCTGACGGCGGTTCGCGGGCCGGACGGAGAGGCGAAATACGGTCCGACGAAATACCTTCTCCGTTGGTATCGCCGCTGTATCCTGCTGTCATCATTCGAAGGCCGGGTGATTAATAATCCCTGGCACAACGACGGCGGATCATTTCTCGGTGCCAGTCTCGACATTATCTATCCTCGGGACGGAGGCGCATATAAATATTCTGCCATTAATACACCCGATGCTACGCATTTTACGTGGCAAGCCGCCATGGATTATTGGGTGGATGCCTATCTTAAAAGCCTGGATAGTCTTCCCCACCATTTCCAGATGCATTTCATGCATTCAGCCGAAATCGTCGGATACAAACATCCAGAAGACGATATCGGCGAATGGTGGGAAAACGTCTATCGGCGCCTCGCCCACGATATGCACCTTCATCCGGAAACGATGGAGGAAATGGACAAACGGCTTGGCGACAGCCGCGACGGATGGCTCGCCAGGGCAGATAAGGCGACAACGGCATGAGCGATGAAACCGACATCATCCCCGGCATGGCGATTATGCCGGGGGCACCTTGCGGCGGCGCAATTGGGTCATCATTCGCCAATGCTCCAGTCAGCCTGAACGAAATCAGGGCCGAACGTTCCGAGAATAGCGCTGACTGGACACCTCGGGATATGCTTATCGCCTTGCTTAGGGATATTGACAATGGTACAAGAAACGTCACTGACGCCGTGGTGACGTTTTCGACGGACAACGGCGAGGGTTACTCGTTCTTTAACGCTACCAAGGATAAGGCCGTTGCGGTCTTTCTCTTGGAGCGGGCAAAACACAGAATGATGGAGGGGAAATGAGCGGTAAACTATCTGACCTTCCGCTTGACGTACAAAGGGCGGTGGATTTCATCAGCAAATACAGCATGGGGCCGACGAAAATGAGCGATATCTTCGAAAAAATCGATTTCGCTTATGACCTTCGAACCAATCCGCCGAAGAAATATACTTTCCGCGACAAAATGGTCAGTCTCGGCGCCACATGGATGATGACGCCTGGGGAAATGCGTTCTCATATCCTGGCCGATATGCCGCGCCGCAATGCGCAATGGGCAGCCGGCATGACGCTTGCCGCTATGGGGTGGTCGCCGCGCGTCCTGCCCATTCTGGATTGGCAGCGGCTTTCGCTCCGTCGTTCGCTCGCCGCGAAAGCGGCTATGAAGAAAAAGCGGACAACCCGCAAAAAGAAGGTTGACACGCTGAATTAGGCGTCATACCTTCCAATCGTCAACCGCGTTTATTCCAGATAAAGGACATCAGACAATGGCGAAAGCCTCCAACAGCAAGAGGGGAAATCAGACCGTGACGACCACGACCCCGGCCGAAACCCCGGCCGCTCCCGCTCCGACCCCGGCGCCGCTGGACGAGAATGGCGGCAAGTGGCTGGTCCATATCCAGGGCGTCAATGCCGCTGGCCAGTATGCGATGATCGGCAAGGACGTGGCGGACGCGCTCGCCGGCTATGTGGACGTGAACTTCGCGACGCCGGATGCCTCCGGCAATTTTCCGGCCATCCTGACCGACCTCGGCACCGCGACGCTCGCCGCCATGCAGGCGCCCGCCCCCGCCCCGGTTCCGGCGGCGCCGGCTCCCGTCCCGGCCCCTGTGCCCGCTCCGGCTCCCGCTCCCGTCGCTTCCGCCCCGGCGGCGCCACAGCCGGCGCCGGCCCCGCAGACGCGGGAACCGGTCGCGGTGGTCCCGCCCGGCGGCTTCGATTTCGTCATGGGCCTGACCCCGCCGGCTGCGGCGGGCGGCGGACGCGGCAAGCGTTCCAATCTGCCGCTGGACCAGATGCCGCTCGGCGCCGCGATCTTCGTCCCGGTCACGGGCGAGAACACGCTCGCCAAGCTGATGAAGTCGGTTTCGGCCATCGCCAGCACGGCGACGGATCGGAGCAAGAAGAACACGCCGAATGATCCGAAGTTCTTCGCCTGCCGGAAGTTCGTGGACGGCAAGGCGGCCGGTTTCGGCGACAAGTGGGCGGGCGTCCAGGGTGTGGGCGTCTATCGGGTCGCCGCCAATTCGGCCGGTCAGACGACCGCTTGACGGCAGGGCGGCAGTAGGGTAATTCTGCTGCCGTCACTTCACCCGTGACAACCGGCGGTGCCTTCGGGACTGTCGGTCGGCCGGGAGGTATCCCCACCGCCTCCCGGCCCCTCATTCAATCGCTGCCGCCTTGGGTTGGGTGTCTCCGAGGGACAGCGTAGACGGCAGCCTCGGGTACGCCCCTGGCGCCTCGGGAAACCCCGCTTCTCCGCCCCTGGCACGGAGAGGCGGGGTTTTTCTTTGCCTATCCGGCTATCGCTGGTATGCTCCCCTCCCATAGTCCACCAGCTATGGGAAAGCCGTCTCATGACCGGCGCCACGACACCCGCATCCGTATTATCGGACGTTATCGTCCCTTCTCTCGGACTTCTGCCGGCTCGAATGGACTCTGCGTCCGCTAGGCTGCTGATGCTCGCCATTTGCGGACAGGAAGCCAATTTCGAGCATAGGACGCAAATCGGCGGCCCGGCGCGCGGATTGTGGCAATTCGAGAAAGGCGGCGGTGTCAAGGGTGTTTTGACGCATAGTCAGACAGCCGCATTTGCCGCTTCTGTCTGTGTTCAACGGGATATCGCGGCAACCTCGGATAGCGTGTATAACGCCCTGGCCGGGGATGATCTGTTGGCAGGCGCTTTCGCCCGTCTTCTGCTGTGGTCCGATCCTCGACCGCTTCCGCCGATCGGCAATATCAAGGCGGCATGGGCATACTACCTCCAGACATGGCGGCCGGGTAAGCCGCATCGGTCCCGCTGGACGCCGAACTATTCCAAAGCGATGGATGCTGTTTTCGGCGTTCAGTAAGACGAAAGGGCGGAAAGGTGCCAATAAATACGAAAATAAGCAAAGCCAAGCAATGGCTATCTATGGGCGGTATGTTCATTTCTTACATTAATTGTCTTCTTATTCTCGGTGGACTGATTTGGGGCGCTTTTGTCTGGCTAAACGATAGGCAGACAAATGACGTTACAATAAAGGCATCTGTCGATAATTTGACGCAGACAATTAAGGACAAATCACAGCAAGACGCCGAAGCCCGTACTAAGATGCAAGAAGAATTTAATAAGAAATTCGAGGCTGCGGCACTTCAACAACAAAATGTATTAACGAAGGTCGAAGCGCTTACATCAACAAATCAGCTATTTTCGGGCCGTCTTGATCTTCAAGATCAAAAACTAACTCAGATCAGCCGACAATTGGATACATCGGATACAAGGCTGGATGGTTTCGAGGTAAGAATAGCGAAGAATGAAACAGGGTTGGAGGTTCTGCGGGCGCTATACGATAGAATAACAGCAGCGGCTAATAAGCGATGAAATTCATCCTTTTACTGCCCATGTTGCTAATAGCGTGTTCCCACGGGCCTCCGGAACTTCCTCCACCAAAGCAAATGGAGGTTATTCCGGATAAACCGACTGTTTCTTGCAAGACCGTCAAGCATCCAGCGCCCCCGTCATTCGACACCGGGGCGCTTTTATCTTGGGCACTGAAAGAAATTGACAAGTCGGATGGAATGGTCGAAAGCTGCATTACCGGAGTCTCCCGGCTCAACAGGCATATAAAGGATTTGAAACAATGACCATGATTGATCCCGACTCGCCGCTTATCAATAAGTCGGTGAAAGAACGTATCATCGCCAATACGCCGATGACAGCCACCAAGGCGAATATCGGCGCGCTGGTTCCGGCCATCATCACTATTCTGACCTATATCATCGGCCGTCTGACCGGAATGATCGAACTTCCGACCGGCGACGAACTGTCCGGCGCTATCATCGCCGTGATTACGGCCGTCGTCTTCTATGCCGCCGGATGGGTCGCAATCTACCTGCCGCGTAACACGCCCAAGGCGCATCCGCTGGCCACCTGTGCAGCCGTGGGGATGTCCTGCGTCGTCATGCTGATGCTGCTAGGCGGATGCGCCTCCAATGGGCAGCAGACGGCGGCGCAGCGCAGTGCTAGCGTCATGGTGGTAGGGCTTACGGTCGCCTCGGGGCTGGTCAACCTCTATGCGGTACAGCCGGCTTGCGGGACGGATGCGGGAAAGCTGGTCATCGTCTGTTCAAACCAGACGGTAGCGGCCCGGCTGGCGTCCCTTCTGATGCTGGCGAAACAGGCGGTGACGCTTTTCCGCATGGCGGCCGACAACCCGGCGGCGACGGATACCGATATCCAGGCGGCCGAGAACGATGCGAGCGCGAAGCTTGCGGACCTTACGGAGGCGGCCGACAACGCCACGGCCGGTATTCCGAAGCCGCATTGACAAGAAATTCAGGCGCTATATCTTGTAGGGACCATGGATATAGCGCCTGAAACCTTACAAGAGTTGGTGGACGAGTTCGCTTATCAACTCTGTTTCACCCCGCATGACGGAATGTCTGCGGGGATGCGCGCGTTTAATGGGGATACTACTTGGACGATATGGGCGGTGCAAATGTGGATGCATCATCCGTATGTGGTCGAAAAGAAGAAAGAGTTTATCGAGGAATACGGGGCGGAGCATTTCCTCCCGACAAAGGAACAGATCATTCATAAGGTCGCCCATCTGGCGGATGTTGCCAGGGCGACAGAAGATCGGATCAAAGGATATCGGCTTGTCTCCGAATTGCTCGGCCTAGCGGCCGGGCCGGGCGGCAAAGGTGCTGTCAATGTCAACGTCAACGCTCCGCAGGCGAAGCGGAATAAAGTAATGGTCATCAAGGATCATGGCGACAATTGGGAAGCGAAGGCCGCCGCCCAACAGGCGCGACTTGCAGCCGGAGGAAAATGAGGTAGTATGGGCACCGTTTCCGGATAGTTCCCAGGAATTCGCTTTAACGGCGCCTGTCGATATTCTCTTTCTTCACGGCACTAGAGGTTCCGCTAAAACGGAAACTCAGTTAATGCATTATCATAAGAACGTCGGAAAAGGATTTGGCCCTTTCTGGCGAGGTATTCTATTTGACCGCGAATATAAGAACCTTGACGATATCATTACGCGCGCAAATCGCCTTTTTCCTCTATTCGAGGATGGCGCTAAATTCTTGTCGTCTACTTCCCAATTGAAATGGGTTTGGCCGGACGGCGAAGAACTGTTATTCCGATCGGCCGCAGACGAGAAAGCATATCTTGCCTATCATGGTCATGAGTACCCTTGGATAGGTATTAACGAAATCACCAAATATGCGACATCTGCCTTTCTTGACGCTATTTTGTCGACAAATCGGTCATCTTATCTTGAAGAAGAAAATGCATTATTTGATGAATATGGTGAACGCATAAAGACCGGGCCGATACCGCTTGAAGTGGTATTGACGACTAATAGCTACGGCCCCGGCATTGCCTGGAATAAACGCCGGTTCATTTTACCGGCGCCAAATGGCGTAATCTATCGTAAAGCTATTCAAGTTACCGATCCGAAGACACAGGAAGAAATAACGGTTGAACGGACACAGGTGGCTATATTCTCGCATTGGCGGGAGAATACTCGACTTGATCCGAAATATATTGCCCAGCTTAAGGAAATTGACGATGAAGCCAAGCGGGCATCATGGTTTGAGGGATCATGGGATATTGTCGCAGGCGGCGCTATTTCCGACGTATGGGACTCTAAAGTACACATTAAGCCGAGATTTGTAATACCCAAGGGATGGTGGGTTGATAGGGTAATGGATTGGGGATCAATGCATCCATTCTGGATTGGTTGGTTTGCCGAAGCAAACGGCGAGGAAGCGACAATTATTCATCCAGACGGTACAGTAGAGAAATTCTGTCCGCCGCCGGGTACACTTATTCTTATCCATGAATGGTATGGTACAAAGGAAATTGGTACTAATAAAGGAATTAAGCTAGGATCGGAAGATATAGCCGATGGTATTATTGCCATTGAAGAAAGCTTAATTCGGAATAAATGGGTTAATAGTCGAATTGCCGGCGGTGCGGCAGATAATGAAATCGGCAATGTCAAAGATGCGGCATCAGATACCATTAAAAAGAAAATGGAGGATAAAGGCGTATATTGGGAACCTTCGGATAAAAGCGCCGGAAGTCGTGTTGTCGGACTTCAGCTATTTAGAGATAGACTAGTTAACGCTAAACGGAAAGAAGGAAAGGCAATCTATTTCATGGCGCATTGTGTCGCTGCCATCGAAACAATTCCGTTGCTTCAACGCTCCGAAAAGAATATTGAAGATGTTGATACGGACGGCGAAGATCATCCTTACGACGGGGTGCGGTATCGTGTTCTCGCTGCGGACGGGCGGGCCGTCACCAGCATTGATGTTCAGTACCCGACGAACTAGAGGGGAAGACTATGTCGCTCATTGGCTCTGGAGTAACCTTTCCCCTCGGTAACGGGGCGCCCGGCGTCGGCTATGTTCGGGAAGAACTCCGCTGGTTTATGCGGGAATATGAGACAATTAGAGATTGTATCGGCGGCGCCCGAGTAATTAAGACAAAAGCACGTCGATATTTGCCGCAGCCGGACAGTTTCGATCCTTCGCCGGAAAATACGCAGCGCTATAAGGACTATATCGAACGTGCCGTATTCTACAACGCCACTCGGCGGACACTCGGCGGCATGGTGGGTGAAGTTTTCGGCCGTGATCCCATCATCGAAATCAACGATCAACTGGACTTTCTGAAAGCGGACGCGACAGGTACGGGCGTGCCGCTTATCCAGCTTTCAAAGCGAATTCTGTCTCGCACTCTGGCATTCGGCCGGGCTGGTATCTTCGTGGATTTCCCGCAAACAGATGGCGTTGTTTCCAAGGCCGACTTGGAAAATGGTATGCGCCCTTCGCTTACGGCGTTCAATAGTTGGGAAATCCCCAACTGGAGGACGGATGTTAGGGGGACGGAGGAAGTCTATACGCTAATCGTGCTTATGGAACCGTATATCGCCGCTGATGATGGTTTCGAAATAAAGACCGGGATGCAATACCGGGTGCTAAGGTTGGTCAATTCGGCGGGAGAACTCGATCCGGAAGGCGAATATTCGGTGGAGCTATGGCGTAAGCCCGGAAAGATCGGCGGCCCCGGTGCCCCAACGATTTATCAGCAAGAATACTTTCCGATTATCAATGGGGAGCGTGCCAATAAAATTCCGTTCAATTTCGTCGGATCGGAAACAAATGATAGTGCTGTTGACCATCCGCCACTTTATGATTTGGCGGATATGAATATTGCCCACTATCGCAATTCGGCCGATTATGAGGAAGCATGTTTTATGCACGGACAGCCGACACCTTGGGTTGCTGGGCTGACAAAGCAATGGGTGGATACTGTATTTAAGGACGGAAAAATTAGGTTCGGTTCGCGATCTGTTGTTCCGCTGCCTGTTCAGGGCGAGGCGGGTCTTTTGCAAATGGAGCCAAATACAGGCGCTAAAGAAGCCATGGAGCATAAAGAGCGCCTTATGATCGCTCTTGGTGCTGAAATAGTGCAAACCAAGACGGTTCAGCGGACGGCTACCGAGGCAAATCAGGAAAAGGCGTCCCGATCTTCTGTTCTTTCTACTACGGCGGACAATACGTCCGATGCTATGACAAAGGCAATTCAAATTGCTGGCGAATATATGGGTGTTGATATTTCAACTACAGAAACCGACACCAAATTTAAGCTTAATACGGAATTCGATCTTAATAATATGACGCCGCAGCAAATCCAGGCTGTTGTTGCGGCTTGGCAGGCAAACGCAATTAGTCGTACCGAAATGCGGGAGAACTTCCGTCGAGGCGGTATTGCGACACAGGACGATAAGGAAGCCGAAGAAGAAATCACTAACGAAATGGCCGATAGCATGGGCCGAGAGGTTGAACACGCAACACGGCTGGCGGAAGCCGCTGCGGCTGCTAATCCTCCGGCCGGTGAATAACCATGGCGCTTCCCATTGATGACCTTCGCGATACACTGACGCGGCATAAGGTCTATTTGGATCAAGTCAAGACTTTCGAAGGGACACGGTTCAACGTCGTTCTTGGGAACCTTCTTAAGGATTTGACCCGAGAATTGCGTAACTTGTCATTTGAAACTTTAGATCAAATGACCAAGGCGCAACTATCGACGTTTCTTCGGAAAATTCAAGGGATTGTGTCAAAGCAATTTAACGCCTATGCTGTCGAAATCATCAAGCGTATTCGAGCGTTTATGGAAATCGACTACACGGTACTACGGGACATTTTCGAGACAATTGATGGTCGGCCGCTTAGGAAGGCTAACGAAGAAGAAAAGAATAGTCTGCCTTGGGGATGGCTGGCTGTCGCCGGTAACGCGAGAGGCTTTGCGATCCTGTGGGGTAAGATTACAAATGCCCCTATTCCAGCAACCGGCCAATTACCATCGGTATTCATTACGAACAATCTTGCGCCAGTTGCTACTAAAATCGTGGATATTATCAGAAAAGGATACGCAAATAAAGCGACGCCATCGGCCGTTCTAAAGGAACTTCGAGGAACCGAGGCGGCTGACTTTAAGGACGGCGCGGCGGCTACAATGTCCCGCCAGACACAGACGATGATTAGGACAATTTATCATCATGTTTCGCAGATAACGCAAGCGGCAATCGCGTCGGTTTATTATCGCTGCTATGAATGGGTTTCAGTGCTAGATGACCGGACAACGGTTATCTGCCGGAGCCGCGACGGAAATATCTACATCTATGGTGAAGGGCCATTGCCGCCAGCACACCCGAATTGCCGATCCGACACCATTCCGACCGATTGTGCGAACGACAATCGCAAGCCATGGACGGAAGACTACTATTCCTGGATTAAGCGCCAGCCGGCGGCTTTCCAGGACGACGCCTTGGGTAAGAAGCGCGCCGACGACCTACGCAATGGGAAGTCAAAGGCGTCTGATTATCCCAAGTATGCCGGAAGTTCCGGCATTTCACCGGAAGACTTCAAAAAGAAGCTTCCTACCATGTTGATGAAGGCGCGCAGTGCGGCCTAACAAAGGATAAGTATTATGGCACTCAAGCGGAAAATCGCCAAGAAGGATTTCGATGCTCTGCCGGATGCGATCAAAGAGCATTACAAGGCGGAAGAAGGCAACGCAGACAGTTATGTTTTGGACGCGGACGATGCGGATGAACTTCGCCGGGCGAAGGATCGGGAAAAAGTTGACCGTACCAAGGCTGAACAGGAACGGGATGAAGTTAAGGCCAAGTTGAAAGACTTGGAAGATAAGGTCAGGCTGGAGAAGCTTGGCGATGTTGCTACTCTGGATGCTTCCTGGAAAAACAAGTACGAAACCGATATCAAAACGGAACGTGACAATACGGCGAAAGTTACGACACTCGCCCAACGCCTTGCGCTTAAGGGTGTTGCTGACAAAATCGCTGCCAAGCTTTTCACCGTTCCGGATGTTATGTCCGGACGTGTCGCCGAACGGCTTCACGCCGATTTGAACGACTTGGACGACAATGGAGAACCTAAAGTCAAGGTTCTTGGCAAGGACAAGAAAATCTCGGCCTTGACTATTGAAGACCTCGAAAAAGAGTTTCGCGAGGATAAAAGCCTTGCTAAGATCATCATCGGAACCCGGTCGAGTGGCAGTGCCCCACCGCGAATGCCGACCCGAACGCTCCCGACAGTGCCGGGCGCGGGCGACAACAAAGCGGTAGACCTTTCCAAGTTGAACGGCAAAGAACTTGCCGCGCATTTGGCCACTCTCAAGGGAGAAACTGAGTAATGGCACTGTCCGATTTGACAGTCTTTTCCGAACAGGTCTATTCGGCGAAGACCGAAGTCCTGCAACAGCAGGTCGAACTTTTCAACGCGGCTTCCGACAATGTGCTGATGTTGTCGGCGCAGCCGCATCAGGGCGATTTCAGCGATGAAGCGTCATGGAAGCTGCTGTCCAATCTGGTCCGGCGGCGGAACGTCTATGGCAGCGGCGCCGTTACGCCCATCCATCTCCAGCATATCGTGGACACGATGGTGAAGATCGCGGCCGGTACTCCGCCGGTCGAAATCAACCCGTCGCAATTTACCTGGATCCAGCGCTCGCCGGAGGAAGCCGGCGCCGTCATCGGACAGCAGCTTGCCGT